AAAACTTACTGGGTACTATGTCTTGACAGAAACCCACAAGTTGTTCTATAATCTAAAAGAACAATTCCAATACATGGAAGTGTGGCCGAGTGGTTGAAGGCACTTGTCTTGAAAACAAGCAACGTGAAAGCGTTCGTGGGTTCGAATCCTACCACTTCCGTTTCTTAACCTCCTTTTAATTGACAAAATCTAAAGAGAGTGTTAAGATACTTGAGCCTTAAAGGCATGTCGTTTAATAAAATTTTTATGAAACTCAATCAACTGATGCTTGCACCCGTTGCTCTTGGTATGATTGCTCCTGTTGCTGCGAATGCCGCAGATCTCAATATTGCAGCAGTCAATCAATACTCGTCTGAGCAGGTTACAAGCGTCTCTCAACTGTCTGATGTTCAACCTTCGGATTGGGCATATCAGGCACTTACCAATCTTGTAGATCGTTACGGTTGCGTAGCTGGTTATCCTAACGGCACTTATGGTGGTGGTAAGGCAATGACCCGTTATGAGGCAGCAGCACTTCTGAATGCTTGCCTTGATCGTGTGACTGAAGTGACTGACGAACTCCAACGTCTTTCTGTTGAGTTCCGTGAAGAACTTGCAGTAATTCGTGGTCGTGTTGATAAACTGGAAGCAAAGGTTGGTCAACTGGAAGCAACCCAGTTCTCTACTACCACCAAACTCAAAGGTGAAGCATACTTCACTCTGAATGGTGTTGATGATGCTTACACCAAAACTGGTGCTGGAACTGCTGCTTCCAACGTTGGTCACACTGCATTCAACTACGATCTTCGTTTGAACCTTGATACATCTTTCACTGGTAAAGATCTGTTCCGCACTCGTCTTCGTGCTGGTAACTTCAGTTCTCAACCTTTTGGTTCTTCGTCTTCGCTGTTCAAGCTTGACAAAGCAACCAATACTTCTGATGCTGTGAAGCTTGACCGTCTGTATTATCAGTTCCCTGCACTTGCTAAGGGCATTACCCTGACCGCTGGTGCTATTGTTGAGAACCATGATATGTTCTGGAAGCCTAGTGCATATGGTCCTCAGATCCTTGACTTCTTCACTGGAACTGCTGGTGCCCCTGGCGTGTTCAACAAAGCAGAAGGTGCTGGTTTTGGTGTTCAGTATGTCCAACCTGGCAAGAAAGGTGGCGTCATCGCTGGCGTAAACTATGTTGCTCAAAGTGGTAGCGATAGCACCAAAGGTGTTTTCGATGAGAACGGAGGTATCAACCTCCAAGCTCAACTTGGTTATCGTGCTCCTCAGTATGGTGCTGCATTCAGCTATCGTTATGGCACTGAAGGAACCCGTATGCGTAACTTCAATGCTGTGAACGGTGGTTCTGCTGCTCTTGCTCTGGGTCAAACCTCTAACAACTACGCTCTGAATGCCTATTGGCAACCCAAGACTTCTGGTATCATTCCTTCTGTGAGTGGTGCTTATGGTTGGAGTGAAGTTAGCAAGAATGCTGCTGGACAAGCAACTCCTACTGGTGCTACCAATGCTCAGACTTGGTTTGCTGGTCTTCAGTGGAGCGATGTGTTTGCCAAGGGTAATGCTGCTGGCGTTGCTGTTGGACAACCTGGCAACTCTACTGCTATCTCTGCTGATGCTACGATGTGGGAAGTCTTCTATAAGTATCGTGTAAGCGATAACATTAGCGTCACTCCTGCTGTTTTCTATGTCAGCAACAACCAAGCGTTCCAAGGTAACTCTTCTAACGTGGGTGGAGTGATCCAAACCAAGTTCACTTTCTGATAATTAAACCTTATCATTATTCTTGATACAATCAAGATATAGCATATAGAGGGGTTGACATACCCCTCTTTTCTCTATATAATATAAGTCTTCCTAATTGGAACCATGACAGAACAAACAATTTCAAAAAAATCAAAGACTTCAAAACGTCTTCTGGTTGCCGCTGCTGCTAGTCTTGCTATTGGTGGCGGACTTGTAAATGCTGCTTTGACTAATGAAGGCGAAGGTCTTCTTGGTGAAGGTGTGAAGATGATGCTCCCACAAGCGAGGTAAATTAAATGTCTAAATCTAATATTGCTATTCTTTTTGGTGCTGCTATTGCTATTGCTCTTGGCGCTCCTATTGTAATTCGTGCTCTCACTACTGGTCCTCAAGCAACATCTACTGCTGAGGCTGTTACTGCTGGTGAAGCAGTTGCTGTTGATGGAGAACTTGCTCCATATCTCACTTGCTTTAAGGTAGAAGAGATCGTTAAAAAACTTGGTGAAGGTAAGGTGGAATTCAAAGGTATTCCTGCTCCCCGCCACGTATGCTACAAAGGTGATGCTACTCTGAAACTTTGATATTATGTACTTGACGATTGAGGATCTTCTTAGTCAAACTGATCTTGACAAAGCAATCAGAATTATTGAAGAAGAAGATCCTAAGTGGTGGGAAGATGGCACTACTACAGCTGGTGTTGCTGCTTCCCAAGTAAAAGTGAATAAACAACTCAATCAATTCTGTTCTTCATATGAAAAATTGGTTGGACTTGTTGGACATGTTCTTGGTAAGAATTTATTATTCAATTCATTTTCTGTTCCTAAAAAAATTCATTCTTTTATTTTCAGTAAAACAACTGAAGGTGGAAAGTATGGTGATCATGTTGATAATGCTTTTATTAATGGGCGACGAACTGATCTTTCATTCACTATATTCTTAAATGATCCAAGTGAATATGAAGGTGGGTATCTAGTATCAGAAGAATTTGATGGTATTAAGTTAAAATCTGGTGATGCCATTCTATATCCTTCCTCTACATTACATGAAGTTACTGAAGTTACTTCTGGAACTCGACTTGTTTGTTGTGGTTGGGTTGAAAGTAGAGTTAAAGATCCCTATCAAAGGGAGTTGCTTTTTGACTTGAATTCTGCTAAAATGTCTCTGTTGGCAAATCAGGGAAAGACTGAAGAGTTTGATTTGATTTGTAAGTCTCATAACAACCTGCTTCGTATGTGGAGCATTTAATCGGAATGTAGCTCAGTTTGGTAGAGCACTCGCTTTGGGAGCGAGATGTCGCAGGTTCGAATCCTGTCATTCCGATCTTTAATATATAATTTTTACGTGTCATATGTCATTCACCATCTATTCAAAACAAGGTTGCCCATTCTGCCAAAAATGTATTGCAGTAATGGAACATGAAGGGTTTACTCACGTTGTTTATGAACTAGATAAAGACTTTACCAGAGAAGAATTTTACTCTGAGTTTGGTGAAGGATCTACATTCCCACAAATTATGTTAGATGACATACGACTTGGTGGATGCCGAGAAACTATAAATTACTTACAAGAAAACGATGTCTGCTGTAATGTCTGAAGAAACAATCGAAATCACAGAATTAGAACTGGAAAAAAACTTTGATGAGATCATGGAACGTGTGGAGAATGGAGAAACATTCATCATTCGTAGAGATGATGGATCTGCTGTGGCTATGGTCCCAGCATCTCTCGTTCAGGAAGCAGGAGTTGATCTAAAGACACTTTCCAACGTGGCACAACCCCTTGACAACGATGACGAATTGTGGGATAATTACTTTGATCACGACGATGCTTCATGACCAAACCCACTGTAATCCTTGAACGTTCCCCCTATCGCTATGTCCAGTGTGGTCTCCTAGAGATTAATGGTAAACCTGATTACCGTATTCAAAAGTTCAACGAATGGACCAAGCGTTATATTGACATGTATTACCTTGACAACCAGATGCAACTTGATGTATGCTTAGAAGATCCTGAGTATACAAAGTGGTTAGATCCAGACCCTGAAGTGGGTGCCTATCGTAAGTATGATTGATTTATAAGTCCTGGAATGACTTAAAACTTATCCTGGTGGAGTCAAATTTGACCCTATTATGCCCGTGATGGAGACACGTTAACAACCCTGGTCGGGAACCCCCTCGATGAGTTTCCAGTTTCTCTCAAAAACTGGTGGTGCGGATGGGGTTACTCCCGCCTGGTTTCTTGTTTCCAGTCAAAGAACAAGTGGCGAGCCTGCTCAACGGGGATTGACCATCCCCATCCCTGCGGACATAGTTCAGTGGTAGAACGCTATCCTTCCAAGTTAGATGTCGTCGGTTCGAATCCGATTGTCCGCTTATAAAAAATACTTTTTGATCAGTTTTGGGTGGCATAAATAAACCTGAGAACTAGTATCTATTTGGTAAGTATAAATGGCTGACCGCTTCCCATTAATTGTTAATTCTGTTTCACTGAAGATAGAAGAATTGATATCTGGTGATAACTTAAACTTAACTGGCAACAATATTATTGCTGCTAACTCTGGAGGTACTGCGGGACAGTATTTGAAGACTAATGGAACAACAGTTATCTGGGATAATCCTGGTGATGTATATTTAACTGCTCCTCAAACCATAACAAATAAGACGATTGAATCGTCTATCATTTCTGGAACCACGAATACATTCACGTTCATTCCAAATAGTGCTCTAGTCAACTCCTCAATTACTGTTAACGGAACTGCTATTTCTTTAGGTGGAACTGTAACAACTCCAGATAATAATACAACCTATACAATTTCTGCCCAAGATGGTGGTAACGCAGCAACCAAAGTTATTCGTTTGACTTCTGGTGGTAATGCTGGTGCTGGTGTTGATGATGACGTAAGTTTAGTAGCAGGAACAAACGTTACATTATCAAGAACTGGCGATGCCATTACAATTAATTCTAGTTACGTTGATACAAATACCGTCACTCGTTTAGCAGCAAGTGGCGGTACTTTAGTTTCTGGCGATGTAACGATTGCTGCTTCTGGTGCAGCTTCAGTAGCTCAAGTCGGTCAAACCATCACAGTTTCTGCTACTGATACAAACACAGTTACTAGACTAAGAGGAACTGCTGCAGGTACATATACATCTGGAGATCTTCAACTTCTTGCTAGTGGCGCTACATCAGTTACTCAATCAGGTTCTGATATTACTATTTCATCGACAGATACTATAACAAGAGTAAGAGGAACTGCTGGCACATATACATCTGGTGATATTACAATTGCTGCTACTGGATCTTCAACGGTATCACAAGTTGGTAGCACAATTACAATCAACTCAACCTATGTAGATACTATCACTAGGGTGAGAGGAACAACTGGTGGAACTTATACATCTGGCGATCTAACAATTGCTGCTGGTGGTGCAACATCAGTAGTTCAATCTGGTTCAACAATCACCATTAGTTCTGTAGATACTAATACCACATATACTGCTGGTACTGCCCTCACTCTAACTGGAACAGTATTCTCACTCAAGAATAATGCCAACCTAACTGGCAATAGATTGCTCAAATGGGATAGTGGTAACTCACAGGTAACAAATAGCATTATTTCTGATGACGGATCCACAATTACTATTGCTGGAGACCTTACAGTTACTGGCTCTACAACTACAGTTTCAAGTCAGACTGTTGTAATTGAAGATGCACAAATTGAACTTAGAAAAGGATTAAATCTAACAGGAGTTGATGCTGGACTTCAAGTTAATAGAACCACAAACGGTTTAGGTGTTGTCTCAACCTACAGCGTAATGCAGTGGTTTGAATCTGGTGGATACTGGAGAGTTTATGATGGTTCAGTTGCCAACAGACTGGTAACAGAAGGTGAAACTCAAACTCTCACAAACAAAACTCTAAGCAATCCAATACTCACTACCCCAACTCTTGGTGCTGCTACAGCTACAACGATCAATGGATTAACAATCTCTCAGACTGTTACAGGAACTCTGACGATTGCTAACAACAAAACATTAACATGTAACAATACTCTAACCTTCAGTGGAACTGATGCTTCTACAGTTGGTTTTGGTACTGGTGGAACTGTGGTTTACACAACCAATAACCTATCAGTATTTGGTTCAACAACTTCTGCACAACTTCGTGGTGTTCTGAGTGATGAAACTGGAACTGGTGTTGCTGTGTTTGCTACATCACCTAGTTTTACTACTAGTGTATTGAGTGCTAGCACTACCTTTGCTGTCTTCAACACAACAGCAACAACAATTAATGCTTTTGGTGCTGCTACTGCTGTCAACATCGGTGCAACAACTGGAACAACAACGATACGAAATAGTTTAACTGTAAATGGAACAACAAACTTAGGTGACGTTGTTGGTGATGTAGTTAATCTAAATGGAACTGTGGACTTTGTTAATGCTGACTTCACTATTCGTGGTGGTGGAGCAAACCCAATCGCAATTGGTAGAGGTGGTAACGCTATTGCCACTAACACTAGAATGGGTTACAACTGTCTGAATTCTAATACCTCTGGTAGTCAGAACGTTGCTATTGGTTATGAAGCTTCGAAGACAATTAACTCTGGTGCAGGAACAGTTGCTATTGGATATCAGGCACTCACAAATGCAAGTACAGGTCAGAATAACGTTGCTATTGGTAGATCTGCACTTACTGGTATTTTAACAGGTCAAAGAAACGTTGGCGTTGGATCCAATACTTTAGAAGGAAATACAACTGGAACTGATAACGTTGCTATTGGTTACTATGCTGGTGCTGGTGCTACTGGAAATGGTAACGTATTGATCGGACCAGCACCAGATGGTAATAATACAAACGTAACTCACACACCACCAACACCATCAGGAGATAACCAGTTAGTTATTGGTTCTGGTACTGCTACTTGGGTTCGTGGTGATGCTAACTTTGATGTTACGCTTCCACAAAATGCAAACGTTGGTGGTAATCTCACAGTTAGTGGTAACTTAATCATTAATGGAACCACAACTTCAATCAACACAAACGTATTGAGTGTTGACGATAAACTAATTGATATTGCTGATGTTTCTGCAAGAACATTTACAGCAACTATCGTAAGTAATAATGCAAACATTACTGCTATCTCGCCTGTTACGGGACTAATTCCTGGAATGGTTGTTAGCATCTCTACTGCTGGATTGAGTGTTCCTGTTGGCACGACAATCGTTTCGATCACCAACAACACCGCTGTATTATCAAACCCAGTTACTGGATCATCTGGCACTGCGACATTTAACGCACAGGGAGCAACAGATACCACAGCTGACGGTGGTGGTATTCGTATCAAGGGAACCACAGACAAGTCTATCACTTATGTAAATGCTACAACAGCATTCACATCTACAGAACATTTTGACCTTGCTACTGGTAAAGCATATAGAATTGGTAACGTTCAGATTGCGAATGGATTAACAACCACAATCGGTCCTACTACTGGTGCTTGGAGTATTGGTGCTGGTGTCACAAGTTCTAGTTTAACTTCTGTTGGTTCTCTAACAAGTCTAACTGTAAGTGGAACATCCACTTTTAATTCTGTTGGTAATGCTTCTTCTGGTTCAGTAAACTTAACATCTACAGATCCATTCATCAGATATACTGTAAGTGGAGGAACAGCAAATCAAAGTAAATGGGATCTTCGTGCTTACAATAATAGTGGTGGTTATTTTACATTCAGAACAGTTAATGATGCTAATACTGTATTTACTGAACGATTAACTATTTCTGCTTCTACTGGTGACGTAACTATGTTTGGCGGTCTTACTGTTACCACCACAACGAACCTCAAACAGATCACAGAAACTTCTGTAAATAATTTCAATACAACTCTTGCTCCTTCATCTGGAACACTTACTGTAGATACATCGGCAGCAACTGTAGTTCTTGGAGATTTAAATGCTTCTGTAACTACTTGGGCATTCACTAATGTTCCAACAGACAACAGTAAGGCAACAACAGTAACTCTAATTATTGACGGAGATACAGCACAAACCTATGGTGATGCTTGTAGTGTAAATGGTTCCGCTGTTTCAGGTGGAGTTAAGTGGTCTGGTGGTACTGCTCCAACAGCAACAAATAATTTCGATGTAATCACATTCACCATCGTAAGAGATGGTGCTGGAACCATCAACGTATTTGGTTCAGGCAATACAAACTTTAGCTGAGGTCTAACATGAGCCCATTAGCATTTGGTTTAGGAAGTAGTAGAGCATTTGGCATAGGAAAAGCAACAATACTCCCAGCAGTTCCGTTGAATTGGGAAATGTTATTAGTTGGTGGTGGCGGAGGTTCTTATGCTCCATGGTATGGTACAGCATCTGATGATGATTTCATTTGGCCAACTTATTCTGGAGGCGGCGGCGGTGGTGGCGTAAGAACCACCAGCGGAACTACAGCAAACGGAAGTTCTTTATATCTTACTATTGGTGCTGGTGGTGCTGCTGCTGACAACTCTACTGGTAAAGGAAGTTCTACATATTATGCTTTATCTGCTGGCGGGGCTGCTGTTTTTACATCATTAGGCGGTGGTTCTGGGGGAAGTTCTGGCGCAGATAAAAATGGTAGTTCTGGCGGTGGTGGTAGTTCTTCTAGGTCATTTGGGTTTCCAACAGTAAGACTTACTGCGGGAACAGGAACTGCTGGTCAAGGTAATAATGGAGGTGGCGCAAATATCTTGGATTATGGTGGCGGCGGCGGCGGTGGATATGGAGGTGCTGGCACTACTACTAGCGTGGGACCTTTTGGTGGTACTGGAGGCAATGGTGGTGCCGCATATAATTTAACATCATTTTCTACTACTTCTGATAGTTATGTTGGATGGGGAGGCGGTGGAGCAGGTGAAGGTACTACTGGAGTTAATGGAGATCCAACAAATAATCCATTCACAACAAATGCCCCAGCAAATAGTGGCGGTGGTGCTCATGGAGTAACTACTAATTTTTCAGCTTCTTCATCTAGTGGTGGTTCTGGGGTAGTTGTAATTCGATATCCTGGCACTGTTGCTAAAGCAACTGGAGGAACCATTACATATGTTACAGTGGGCGGAACTGCTTACGTTATACATACCTTTATAGGTTCTAATACATTTACTGTTTTATAATCATGGCACACTTTGCTAAATTAGACGAGAACAACAAAGTAATCGAAGTTATTGTGGTATCTAACGATGATATCGTTGACGAAAATGGAGAAGAAAACGAAGAAGTTGGTATTCAATTCTGTAGAAACATTCAAGGAGAAAATACTAACTGGAAGCAAACCTCATATAATGGAAACACTAGAGGAAGGTATGCTGGTATTGGAATGTATTATGATGAAACAATTGATGAGTTTGTTATTCTTGCTGGAGATGAATGAATATAAAATTACTTGATAATCCATTCCCTCATGTATTAATTGAAAACTTTTATAGTGAAAAAGAGTTAGCATTAATACAAGAAGAAATTAAATTCTTATCATACTCAAACAAATTATACAAACCAGGAGTTCATCACACTAGTAATGCAGAACTTACTGAAAGCAGAGCACTACACCTGGAAAGAGCATATGCTATACCAGAGTTATCTAATATTCTTCAAGTTACAAAGAAGACATTAGATACTCCATTCATATCAACAATCGTAAATAAATGGCCTCATTTATTACGTCTCAGATATGTTAATATGATTATCACAAAGTTAAGATACTACCACGATGGAGAGGGATACCAACCTCATACAGATATTGGGCATGAGTTTTTAACCTTCTCATATTTCCACACCCTGCCTAAGAAATTTAGTGGTGGCGAATTATACTTTCCACAATACAAATATCAAGTTGAATGCTCACATAATACTTTCATCTTATTGCCTGGATATGTAGAGCACGGCGTAAAGAAAGTATCTATAAATGATGATGCTTATTGGAATGGTGATGGGAGATACTGCATATCTCAGTTTATGAGTGTAAAAAATAGTGATAATTATGTCTGAACAAATACATCAAATCTATCACGTAGCAAGGTGTGGTTCTACACTAATGACCTCATTGCTATCTACAGTATGTAAAGCATATGCTGAACCATCCTGGGCAAAGTCTTTATTGATTGGAACCGATCCATATAAAAACATAGAAAATTTCTATGGGTCTGTTGTTAAGTTTCCAAGCATGACTACTTGCTTTGAAACAAACTTTCCTGGAAATAAAGTATTTCTATACAGACCTTTAGCACAACATCTGTGTAAAATTAAATCTGTAGATCCTATATGGGTTAAACAAAGATTATCTAAAACAGATTATATTTTTAAAAATCACAATCACCCAAAGTTATCTGATTGGAACTCAGAAGATGACTTGGACAAAATAACATACGTGTGGCTGTGTAGCGTATTTCGTATGTTAGATAGTTCAAATGTTTTGTGGATAACTACGAATGATTTTCTACAAGATAAAAAAGAAACTTTGAGGAAGATATGTAACCACTTTAATTTACCAGAAGTAACTGACTTTTCTTTCTGTGATATTGATGTAAAAAAGACAAGATTAAATGGAAGAGATGATACAGTTATCGATACATTTAATCAAACAGAACACATAGAATACACATTCCCATCATATGGTTTGATAGAAACTAGTATGGCTTTGTATGACCTCGACATACAACGTAGAGTGAATGAGATAAGAGATAAATTCCTAGAAATAGAACAATTTTTATATTAAAATCGAACACGTAATAAATATTACGGACCACATCACACGGACCAATGACTAATAAGAAAAACGAAAATGCTATGGGACAACTAATTCGTATATGTATTTTGGGTTGGTCTGCGGCTCTTCTAACTGCAAGCTATGCTGGCACTCTATCTAAGATGGATCCAACATTTATTGCAACTGTTTTTACCGCCTCTGCTGCGACATTTGGTATCAACACTATGAAGAAAGGCGGTGAT